CTGCTAATACTTTTGTTTCTATTGGCGTTGAAATTATATCACCAATATCATCTACATTGTTTACATAGGTAATTAGATGTATTGGATTAATAAACTGCATATATTCACCCCCTACATATTTGCATTGCAAGCATATTAAAAGCTGGAGAAAACTTAGTATCTCCAGCCTTATTATTTAATAAATCATTTACACCTGTAGCAATGCAAGCTATTAATTCCTCACTATAATATGAGCCATCTGTAGGCAACTTTGCTCCACCTTTAACAAGATATAATTTTACTGCTTTGCTTTTTAATAATATACCTTTAGTTACCTCTTCATCATCCGTAGTAATACCTAAATAAAGGTTTACATCTTCTACAAGCTTCTCATCCATCTATATCACCTAATTAAGGTGTTGCTACTTTTTTCTTTAAGTAGATTAACCCCTTAGCTCCTACTAGTTTTTTACTCGCAAGCTCTCCAACTTCACCTATGGCCATTTGTCCATCTGCAATCATAAGTGCTTTATGAATCCACTTGTTTTTATCCTCACTCCAGTACTTTTTATAATACATTGCTAAGTTAGAGTTTAATATATAATCCTCTAAATTAATTAATGCTCCGAAAATTTCTCCATCTGATGCATTATCATAACCTGGCAATCTATCTGTTGTTAAAACTTCTCTTCCGTTAAGTATCTTTTGACCTTTTTCATTT